GTGACGCGCAATACCTTTTCGGCAACCGATTCCTCTGTATAGATGTGGATGTCATTATTGTTCGCAACATCGACGCTATGCTCACTCGCCCTGAAAAATTCGTTGGGTGGACTGACCCGGACTTTAAGTGGGAGAAAATCGCGGGCGGTCTGTACTACATGCAGGCGGGCGCACATCCCGAAGTCTGGGATGACTTTGATCCGAAAACTTCACCGGCCATTGCAAAGGCCGACGGCAGACACGGTTCCGACCAGGGCTGGATCTCCCACAAACTTTATCCGCCCGATGCATCGTTCGGACGCAAAGACGGAGCCTGGTACGCGAAATGGATTCCACCGGGGCTTAATATAACGCCAGCGGAAGTGAAGATCGTCAGCACTCCAGGTTCAGAGAAACCGTGGCACGAGTCGCTCCAAACTAAACACCCTTGGATCAAGCAGCACTGGAGGCTCTGATGGACGACGTTACTATTATCGTGCCGTACTACCGAAACCCTCTGATGCTGGAGCAGCATGTTCGGTCCTGGGATCTGTTCCCATACAACTTCAAATTTATCGTCGTTGACGACGGCAGCCCTGAACCAGTAGAGTCGATTCCTAACTCACGGATTAAAGTTCTTCGCATAGAAGAAGACATCCCGTGGAACCGAGCTGGCGCTCGTAACCTTGGCGCACATGTTGCAGACACCGATTGGATAATCCACATGGATATCGATCATTTTATGCCGCTCAACACAGCCGTCGCCCTGGCCCAATTCACTGCGCTCTCGGACCACTGGTATCGGTTCGCCAGGTACCGGTTCGGCGCGGCGGATGCTACGCGCAAGAAAGATGATCTCCCTGACGACGTGATGTTTGGCAAGGTCAAGCCCCACATGGACTCCTACATGGTTGAGCGGAGTATGTATTGGGCGCTCGGTGGGTACGACGAGGACTACTCAGGCTCTCTGGGCGGCGGTGTGCCGTTCGTTAAGGAGCTGGAGAAGGCAGGCATCCGGCAGGACCTGGACGACCCCTACTACCTGTATGTGTACACTACGGACGCCATATCGGATGCTTCTGACTCATCGCTGAGTCGGGACAAGGCACGGTATAGCGAGATCCGCAAATCCAAGGCTGATGGAAAAGTACCTAAAAAGGAGCCGTTGCAATTCAAATGGAAGACCGTAGATTAACAACCTATCCCAAAGTTTGGGATGAAGCGGAGACACTCAACCGGCTAATGCGGGGCGCTTCGCTTGCTCGCTTTGGTGACGGCGAGATCAAGCTCATGCTCGGCGGCGACCAACTGCGTGAGCCAAAGAACAAGAGGCTCCAGGCTGAACTTCTCGCGGCGCTGAATATCAAACTTCCGAATTACATTATTGGTATCCCAACCATGAACCCGGAGGGGTTGAAGTATGTCTTCTGGCATAAGTTCGAAGCACGGATTTTGAGTATTTTGAAGAAGCGCCCGGAATACCATTCTGCGTTTATTACTCGTCCTGACAGCGCCCCCTGGATAATGAATCGCACGTTTGTCGAGTGCTTTCGATCACTGTGGTTTAATAAAAGGGTTACACTCGTTGCAGAAGACAGCAAAGTAAAAATTCATAAGGTGATCCATGACTATGCTAAAAAACTTACTCTTGTACGCTGTCCGCATGATGAAGCGCACGCCTCCATTGATGTACTCGAAGATCGAGTTGTGGCTTCTGATCCTGAGATCGCAATTTTATCCGCCGGTCCTACTGCTACTTGTCTTGTTCCTCGTCTTGTTAGGCGTGGCATTCAGGCAATAGATGTAGGGAGCATCGGCGGGCTGCTGCTTACTGTGTTCCCATTAAAAGATGTCGAAGTCTATGGTGAGGTCCAGACACTTGATCTTGTATTAGCCGGAGCCAGCATCGCCCGCTTCGGTGACGGCGAACTTAAGATCCTGCGAGGCCACGACATCGACTGCCAGCCGTGCCACAAACATTTACGCGGTGCGTTCCAGAAGATCATCCTTAACCAGAACCCTGAGATCCTTGTCGGTATTCCACGCCCTGATAAGCTCAGCCCGAAGTACGAGAAGTGGATGGGTTTCATGGCCCACTACGAAGGGTGGCTCAGCCGGAAGCGTCCGTACGGATCTGCGTTTATTACTCGGGCTGATAGTGCCCCCTGGATCGATACCCCGGAGTACTGGGCCAAGCTGAAGCAGCTTTGGGAAGGGAAGCATGTTTGCCTGGTCTGGGGTGGAGAGACAGCTTCACTGGTCCCCGCTAAAGTGCGGGGTACAAAACAACTCGATAAGATTAAGTCGCGCCCCAATAATGCGTGGAAAGACAAAGATAATATCCTCAACCAGATTCGAAAGTTGCAGCCTCAACCGGAGGTCGTCCTCCTCTGCCTGGGGCCGACAGCAACTGCACTCGTCCCGGACATCGCTGCCATGGGCATCCAGGCAGTTGACCTCGGCCACGTCGGGAGATGGATGTGATCGCTGCCTTCAAAGGTGTGCCCGAAGCTGAGCGCCTGGTCGAGGCCGTTCGGAATTATAAAGGGGGTGATGACCACGAAAGAAGGTTTTTACGCGGCGTGGTTACCTTCTATAAAGCCCGCCAGCAGCGACCGCAGGTGGTGAGATTTCTGGAGTATGTGCTGTATGGATAATATTCAGCTCATCTATCCGTACTACGACAACCCCGGCATGTTCTATGAACAGCAGTCCGTTTGGGCTGAGTGGGACCGCGAGCTTAAAGCTAAAGTCAAGATCATCATGGTCGATGACAGTAGCCCTAACGACGCCGCTGAAAAATATTACTGCTCCGTCCCCGGCCTGGACTTTGAACTATACCGGGTGCATAAAAATATCCCCTGGAATCAGAACGGCGCTCATAATCTCGCCATGCACGTAGCTGATGACGGCTGGTGTTTGATGACGGACATCGATCATGTGCTGTCGAACGAGAACCTGGCGAGGCTGTTAGCCATCGAGCCAGATGAAGGCATGTACTACACTCTTGGGCGGCGTCAGTTCGGCCATCTACGTGTGCCTTATAAACGGCACCCCAATTCCTGGCTCCTGACGAGGGAGATGTTTTTGACGAGCGGCGGGTACGACGAAGACTTCTCTGGATACTACGGCTCCGACAGTGTTTTCAAAGTCGCGCTTTCTCATGTAGGAACGCACATCAAACTCGAACTGCCATATCTTATTGTATATAACGAGGACGACATTCCAGATGCAAACACGCGAGAGTTCGAGCGTAAGCATTCGAAGTACTGGAGTTTGAATCACCCTCACCTGTTAGCAAAACGCCGCCACTGGCGGATCGCCTTAAACCCCATTCGATTTCCCTGGGAGCGCATACTATGAAACTCAGTCACGGCTGGTACCACCACGATGTGATGAAAGGTCTCGGAACGTACATCCGTCGCTCGGGGGTTATTGACGCTGCTATGAAATATCTACCTCCTGAGCGCCGCCGCACAGTCCTCCAGGCAGGAGCGCACCAAGGAGTCTGGCCTGTCACTCTTGCGAAACTTTTTGAGCATGTGTTCGCGTGGGAGCCAATGCCAAGTAACTGGGAGTGCCTCGTCAAGAACACTGAAAAGATCGACAACATTACGATTACGCTGGGCTGCCTCGGTGAGGAAGTAGGTGAAGTAATGCTTGAGGATAAGTCCAATAAAAATACGGGCGCATCTTTTATTAACCCCAGGATAGGCACGCAGAGTGCGAAGCAGTTTCGTCTTGACGACTACAATTTCCCTACTCCTGTGGATGCGCTGTTCCTCGATGTTGAAGGGTACGAGCTTAAGATTTTATTGGGCGGCCACATCCTCATACACAACGACCGACCGGCACTGATTGTTGTCGAGGAAAACGGCTTACAGAAACGTCGATTCAGAATGCCTGAAAAGGCACTCGGTAAGTACCTGGAAACTTTTGGGTACCAGGCCGTGGAACGCTGGGAAGAAGATGTGATTTATATTCTGGAGGACAATCATTATGATTGATGCAGTAGAGGAGGGGTATCTTATTTCCCCGGAACACAAGGCGCGGTACGTCGAGTACTACGCCGACCGTCCCTTCAAAGATCGACCTCATAAATGGCAGGAGAAGGTCGAAGCGATTGCGAAGAAGATCGAGGCGAAGTCAGTCCTCGATTACGGGTGCGGCGTAACTCAGGCTTTGTCTCGTTGGTCGTCCCTGCCTGTGACGGACTATGACCCCGTCATTCCCCACCTGGACTGCCCTAACTTTAATCACAAGTTCGATCTGGTTGTCTGCAATCATGTCTTAGAACATGTCGAACCTGAGCGGCTCCACGATATCCTAGCGCATATAAAGAGCCTGACTGGTAAGGTCGTCTACATCGCGCTCTCCACTAAGCTGTCTACAAAGAAGCTCCCTGACGGTACTGAGTGGCATCTGCTTGTCCACAATAAAAAATGGTGGAACCAGCAGTTCAAGAAACACTTCCGAGCCTTCCACATCTTCGAGTCAGATGAGCGGACCTTTGAAATAATATGGGTGAGAAAATGATTAGAGTAGTATGTTGGTTATGGCCTCCAATGCGAAAATACCGAACGACGTTCACGTATGAACACGTCAACATCTTTCGCAACATGGTGGAGCGCCACCTGCACATGGAACACGAGGTTGTATGCATTACGAATATGGCAGATCGTATTGATCCTCGTGTCCGTATTGTTCCGCTGTGGGATGACTATGCTGATGTTGCTTCTCCTCATGGTGGTTTTTCTCCAGCGTGCTACCGAAGACTTAGAGCATTTTCCTCCGAGATGGAGAATGTAATTGGCCCGCGTTTTGTTTCGATGGATCTCGATGTCGTCATTGTTGACGATATAACCCCCCTGCTGGACAGGGAAGATGACTTCGTTATTTGGGGGTCAGTGTTACGGGACACGCCATATAATGGCTCGATGTGGATGATGGACGCAGGCGCTCGCGAAGTGGTCTGGACTGATTTCAATCCGAGTATTTCGCCCACACTGACGAGGAAAGCTGGCCTCCACGGATCTGACCAGGCGTGGATGAGCTACCGTCTCGGGGCACTTGAGAAGCGGTGGACACCTAAAGGTGACGGCGTGTATGCTTTCAGGTCGGATCTAAAACGTCGCCGGTATACGTTACCTGACGACACTAAGATTGTTTTCTTCCAGGGTGCCAACGACCCATGGGATGAATTTTCACGCAGGGTCGCGCCGTGGATCATGGAGCATTATAAATGAGCGCATTGGTTAATTTCCGAACTCCCCCAACTGTTGGGAAGTTCATGCTCGATGACCACTTCACTCGTCTCATCATGGGGCCGGTGGGGTCGGGCAAGTCAGCTGGATGCTTCATGGAACTACTGCGCCGGGCGCGACTGCAAGAACCAGACGGAGAAGGTGTACGCCGAACTCGCTTTGCGATCGTTCGAAATACTTTGCAACAGCTACGACAAACCTGCCTCGCGGATATCCAGCTGTGGCTGTCATCGGTGTGCAGCTATCGAGTTACTGACGCAACTGTACAAGTTCGCCTGGATCTAAAAGACGGCACCCGAGTCGAGTCTGACTGGATGCTGATCCCGCTCGATACAAAGGCTGATCAACAGCGCCTCCTGTCTCTCAACTTGACTGGTGCATGGGTGTCAGAGTTTCGTGAGATCGAACCCAGCCTCATCGATGCACTGTCAGGCCGCCTCGGTCGTTTCCCATCGAAGGCAATCGCTGAGCCTACCTGGTTCGGCATCATCGCTGAGTCAAATCCCCCTGACGAAGACTCAGTTTGGTACACCAAGATGGAAGTGGACCTACCTCCTAACTGGGTGCTGTTCAAGCAGCCCGGCGGACTAACCGAATTCGCGGAGAACGTCGATAACCTACCGAAGAATTATTACCAGAACCTGGCCGACAATAACAACGCTGACTGGGTCGATATCCATGTTCACGCCAAGTACGGCAAGAGCCTCTCTGGTCAAGCTGTCTTTCGGTCCAGCTTCCGCCCCGGCTTTCATGTGGTCAAGGACCTGGAGCCGATCCCCGGTATGCCAATTATGATTGGGCAGGACTTTGGGCGAACCCCTGCTTCCCTGATGGGTCAGATCGACAACCGTGGCCGACTCTGCATTTTTCACGAGTGTACATCTGAAGACATGGGTATCGAGCAGTTCTGCACAGCCAAACTCCGACCAATGATGTTTGAAAATTACGCCGGTAAAGAATCATTCATGATCGGTGATCCGTCGGGAAAATTCAAAGGTCAGATTACGGAGGAGTCTCCGTTCGATGCACTCAAGCGATTAGGGTTTAAGATTTACGCAGCGCCGACCAACGATGTGGAGCCACGACTGCGAGCTGTTGAACAACTCTTTCTGCACCAGGTTGATGGAGGACCGATGCTGCTCATCCACAGCGAGAACTGTCCTCTGTTGATTCAGGCGTTAAAGTTTTGGTATCGCTACCGCCGTAAAACTACAGGTATGTTAGAGGACCGTCCCGAGAAGACTCACCCTTGGTCTGATCTTGCTGATTGCCTTCAGTACATGTGCCTTGCCGTGAATGGCAATTACATCGGGAATATGATTGCTCGTCAGCGGCCACGGAAGAACAAGAAGCCTGCGATGACCTCCGCCGCCTGGAACTAAGCTGCTTCCGGTAACGCAGTAGCTTCGATTGCCACCGTGCGAATCTCTTTCTCTCCGGTATCGATGTGAATGTTGATGGTAGCTGCGTTTGCTCCAAGTCCTGCGTTTGCTGCATCCCGCTGGTTACGACCAGCCAGGACCGCCATCTGCTTAATACTGTCGATGCGTTGCTGCGATGGTTTCTCGATGTCATGAGCAATCTCGTATAAAATGTGAATGGAATCTTCGAGGATAAGTTCGGCTTTCTTTGTGATTCGCTTCCCCGAGTTTAGGTCCCCGTGCCAGTCTCTTAGCGCCTCCTTTAGCATGTTGCGGAAGACCCGACTGATTTTGAGGGTTTCCCACTGGTCCTGGGAGATCTCGTACTTTTCTCTGATGCCCTCCGCATCGGCAAGCCCAGCGGCTAATTCAGCGCATATGGTCGCGCTCAGATTGTGGATACCCAGGGGCTTAATGGTTGCTATTTCATTCATATTCTTTCGCCAGTTGACAACCCCTATAGCATACTCGCAAAATGGGGGCTATGGCTATCTCTAGTGGCATCCCAGTTCCGGTCGTCCCTGGCGGCGGTCTCATTCGAATCGTCTCGAACCAACAGCTAGTTGAGCAGGAAAAGTCTGCTGAACGAGAGGCGCAAAATCGAGTTGAGGATCGTCCGATGGGAATGCTTGCCCAGCATATCAGGGCACGCATGACCGACATGCGGAACTTCCGCAACGCTGAAGGAATTAGCGAACGATTGCTTTCTGCTCTGCGTACTTATAAAGGGATGTACAACACGGCTAAGCTGACCGAAATTAAAAAGTTCGGGGGCAGTGAAGTTTATGCACGTATCACCGCAACCAAATGTCGAGCTGCGACTGCCCTACTCCGTGATGTCTTTCTCGGTAGTGAGCGACCTTGGTCTGTAGACGCCACCCCTGACCCCGAAGTTCCGTACGACATCAATGAACAAATTCAGAATCTGGTCGCCACCGAAGTTGCGGTATTAGTTGCGACAGGTGAAGAGATTGACGACACAGCAATCGCAGATCGAGTCGGCACTCTCCGTAAAAGCGCCGTCCGCGCTGCAAAGAAACAGGCGGAGCTGGAAGCAGATAAAGCTCAAGCGATGATGGATGACATGCTCATAGAGGGAGGCTTCTATGATGCGTTCGCCGAGTTCCTGATCGACCTTCCGATCTTCCCTTACGCTGTTATGAAAGGACCGGTCGTCCGCAACGCTACACAAGTCAAGTGGGTAAATGGCACAGCGGAAACCGAATACACCCCGAAGATGTTTTGGCAACGTGTGTCTCCGTTTGATCTGTATTGGTCACCCGGTGCAGGCGAGGTGAAGCACGCAGAGTTTATCGAACGGATTCGGGTATCCCGTGCTGAACTACAATCCTTGAAGGGAGTGGCTGGCTACAATGATGAACAAATTGATCTCGTCCTGGCTCAGTTTTACAACTCCGGTCTCCACGAGTGGTGGGATACAATCGACACAGAACGGGCTGAGCTGGAAGACCGAGAACGATGGGCACGTACAGCAACCACTCTTATCGATACCGCAGAATACACCGGTTCCGTTTCGGGTACCCTCTTACGCGAATGGGGAATGTCAGAGCAAGATATTCCCGATCCGCTTGTCGAGTACCACGTCACTGCATGGATGATCGACCGCTTTGTTATTAAGGTCCAGATCACACCCCAGCCTGACGAACGACCCCCCTACTTCATCAGCTGCTTTGAAAAGATCCCTGGCGCATTGATCGGGTATGCCCTACCAGACTTGCTGGAGGATGTACAGCAGATTTGTAACGCAGCTGTCAGATCCCTGGTGAATAACCTCTCTATTGCATCTGGTCCGCAGGTAATCATCAACGATGAAGTCCTGCAGCCTGGCGAGGACGACAGCCTGTATCCGTGGAAACGATGGCATGTCTCGTATGACCCGATGGTTTCCAGTGCTTCTACCAGGCCGATTGATTTCTTCCAACCCAAATCAAATGCGACTGAGTTGCTCGGCGTCTATGAGAAGTGGGCGGTGATGGCTGACGAGATCTCTTCTCTGCCTCGATACATGACAGGTAGTGAGAAGGTCGGTGGCGCGGGCCGCACGGCATCTGGTCTCGCAATGCTCATGTCTAATGCTGCCAAGACGCTACAGAATGTCGCCGCACAAATTGACCGCGATGTTATACATCCGATTTTGCACGGTCTGTTCAATATGATTATGATCACGCAGCCGGGTGTGTTACGCGGCGATGAACAGATCCAGGTGAAGGGTACCAAGCACGCCGTGAAACGAGAACAGGATCGTATGCGACAGCTTGAATTCCTGCAGCTGACAGCGAACCCGATCGACATGGGTATTATCGGACCGGAAGGCAGATCACAAGTTCTTCGAAGTGTCGCCGGAAATCTGGGGTTAGATCATGAAAAAATTCTTCCAGACGAAATGGAACTGCAAGACCGGATGGCTCAGATGGCTCAGGCCGAGCAACAGCAAGCTCAAACTGAGGCAGCGGGTAAAGGTCAGCCTAGTGCTGCACAAACTCCGGCCCCTGCTCAGGCTCGTGCTGGACCAGAACAAGTCCGACAAGACACAGGAGTTGAAGGACAATTCACGAACCAGGCGACAGGTCGCCCAGGAATGAGAGCCGGAGGCTAGTCATGAAACCCCGAACACACAAGTATGCAAATCAAGGTCCCCAGCTGATGAAAGATGGCGGGCGTGCTGGTAAGCAAACCAAACAACCCCCGAAGGATGAGAAAGGCCAGGGGACGAAACCAAAGGAAGGCGGCGAAGGACTGATGTCCAGATGGAAAGGCCGCTCGGCAAAAGCGTTGGAAGAAATGGGTATGGCTGATGGAGGCCGTGTTATGAAGAAGCCAGAGAAGGGTAAGAAACCAGTACGGATCACGACGAAGAACCCACCGGGGGGACCACAAACCCCAGGGGCTAAGAAGAAAAAGAAGAAGAAGTAGCATTTATTAGCGAAAGTGGTAAGATTCAACAGACTTTACAGCATATGTTACCAGGAGAAATGGTCATGGATGTAAGCGGAAACGGTGGTGGTGGCGAAGGCCATTCCCCATATGGGAAGCAAAGTGAGTTCCTTGGCGATACCAAAGGTAACCGTGATCTCGAAACGGATCGCACGCACCCGAGCGGTGGAACCGGCGAACCTCACGCGGCGTTCTCGAAGCAGAGCGAGTTCCTTGGTGACACCAAGGGCAACAGTGATCTGGCAACAGATCGTTCAAGCGGTGTTCCTTCTGGTTTCGGTGGCGGTCGGCATAAAGCTGGCGGCAGCGGTAAAGACCAGAGCGGACCGGGGCAGTAATCGTGAAGGGCCTGACCTACTCCAAAGGCAAGTGCGTAGGAGAGCTTCGGCTTTCTGGCGCAGCTGGCTTTGGGAGTGTAAGTGTCCCTGGCGGATCTGCTCCCCCTGATCGCCGAATCATGTCGGAGACCGGTGCTTCGAGAGATATGTCGAAAGCCGGTGTCAAAGTTCAGGAACCCGAAGGCGGGTTCGATGACGACAACGAGCGGTTGCGAATGCTCGGCTTACTACCTTGAAGCTGACGCATCGCGCAGCTCAGGCTTTTACGAACCTCCGGGGTAACCCGGATTTTGGCGACTTGTTAATGTGGATTGCGGAGATTCAAGCCAAGGAGACTAGGACTTGTATAGAAGCTGAAGGAGTCATCCTGCATAGAGCGCAGGGGGCCGCTAAAGCTCTACATCAAATCAGAGTGGCATACGATGAATCTCCAGAAACAGTCCTTAAACTTAGAGCTAAAGAACGTGAGGTACCAAGACAATGAATCAGCCCGCTAGTCACGAAGCAAGTGCGCTCCCACAAGCCGTGCAAAAACAAGTCGATGAAGCAAACCGCATAATCGATGAACTGAACAAGCCGGTTGAGCCGGTCGTGCCCTTTGCTGAGGGCGATGCGCCAGTCGCGCCGGTTGAGCCAGTCGCGCCGGTTGAGCCAGTTGAGCCTAACCTGCTTGCGGAACCCACCCCTGAACCTACTCCCCCGGCTGAAGACAAGCCGTGGGAACACAAATACAATGTCCTGCAAGGGAAGTACAACGCGGAAGTGCCGCGTCTTACCCGGCAGGTTCAAGAGCAAGACGGACAATTGTCTGATATACGTCAACAGCTGACGAATACGCAGACGATTCTCGCATCGCTGAATCAGCGTACCGCTGATCCCGAAGGAGATGTTGGGGCACCTGCAACACCCCCCCAACGCCTGGTTCAAGACGATGAAATTACGGCGTTCGGAGCCGACCTCCATGACTTTATCAAGCGCACTGCTTTAGAAGCGGTTGCGCCGAAGGTCGAGGCAGGCTCACATTCGCTGGATCAGCGACTCTCAAAGGTCGAGTCTATTGCAGAAAATGTGCAAGCTCAGGCTACGAGAGTGGAGGAAATAGGACTCTTCGATCTTCTCACCGCCGATGTTCCCGACTGGGAAGTGCAGAACAAGGACCCCTTGTTCCTGCAGTGGCTTGAGGAAGTGGACCCGTATACCGGGGCACAACGAGGACAGCTCCTTACGCAGGCGTTCGCACGTCACGACGGCCCTCGCGTCGTAGCGTTATTTCAGGGCTTCAAGAACGAAAACGCTGCTGTAACCCCCCAGCCTACGATCCCTGCTCCAGCAGAGGTAACTCCTCTGCCGGAACCACAGAGTCTCGAAGGATTGGTAGCACCAGGCACTCCTAAGTCTGGTATTGATAGTGGCGCTCCCAATGATGCCGAAAAACGGGTTTGGACCCAGCCTATGATCTCTCAACTATATGCTCAAATAAATGAGTACACCAAAAAGGGTAAGTCAGCTCCCGACGAGCTGAAAGCTCTTGAGGCAGACCTCATCCGTGGGCAGAGTGAAGGCCGGGTACAAGCATAATTTTCGACTCTTATGGAGTGTAAATTGTCATGTCCTATCCTGTTGCCACTACGGCCTTTAGAGGCCCTACGCAATCACCGGCTTATACCGGTAACTTCATTCCAGAAATCTGGAGCGGCAAGCTCGTAGAGAAATTCTACGCGGCCACCGTTCTGGGTGCCATTGCGAACACTGACTACGAAGGTGAGATTCGCAACCAAGGCGATCTGGTCAACATACGAACCCGCCCGACGATCACGATTTCGGATTACGAGGTGAACCAGGATTTAACCGTCCAACGTCCCTCCAGTACTCCGACTTCCCTGTTGATCGACAAGGGTAAGTACTTCAACCTCGCACTCGATGACGTGATGGAAATCCAGTCCGATATCGATCTCCTGTCCACCTGGGCGGAAGACGCTTCGGAGCAGATGAAAATCGCAGTCGATACCGACGTACTTGGGGCGCTATCTTCGGTGACCGATACCGACATCAGCGACCTGAACAAGAGCGATAACTCCGGTGCCATATCCGGCGACATCAATCTTGGTGATTACGGTGGTCCGGTGTATGTCAATGCTGCCTCGCAAGGTACGGGTATCGGTAACGATAACTCGAACGACCGAGCCATCATCGACTTCATCACCGACATGGGTCAAGTACTCGATGAGCAGAACATCCCGGAATCGGGACGGTGGCTGATCATACCCGCCTGGCTCGCTGCCAGGATCAAACGATCCGAATTGAAGGATGCTTCGCTTTCCGGCGACGGCACCTCGATTCTGCGTAACGGTCGTCTGGGCATGATCGATCGGTTCACTATCTATCTGTCCAACCTCCTGCTCCCGCTGGGTGGTTATGCAGATGAGTGGCCGCTTCTGTTCGGCACCAATGCCGCTCTGACCTTCGCCAGTCAGTTCACCAAGATGGAAACGATTCGTTCAGAACGATCGTTCTCCAACCTCTTGCGTGGTCTGCAGATTTACGGCTATAAAGTCGTGAATGGCGTTGCGATGGGTCGCGCTGTTGTTGCTAAGGGCTAATCCCTGATCCTCCAGGGGGTATAATATTTTTATACCCTCTGGGGGGTTTCTTAGGAGTGCCCCGTGGCGAGCTACCAGAAGATCATCACTGATGCGCGTGAGTTGCTACAGGATACGAATGCTGAAACCGGTCTACGGTTTACGGACTCCTTCCTAGTCAATCAGCTCAACCGTGGCATAGAAGAGTTGGGGCGCATCCGCCCTGACGCTTTTAGTTCTGTGTTCGACAAAAACAGTTTGAATATCCCGGAGGTCATCGCCGAAGGGGACCCCACCGATGAACAGGTCTTATGGACTGAGGAGACTCTCTTTGAGGGGCAGTTCTTCACTCCATTAGTCTTTTACGTCACCGGATCGTCTGAAGTCACCGACGATGAATTCACCATGGACGGGCGAGCTGGACTATTACTAGGTCAGTTTCGTCAAACCGTACTGGGGATATAGTCATGGTTGATAGTGTTTTCATCGAAGGCTCTGGCTGCGAGTGTGATGTCACGCTCGACACCTGGTTACGAGATTCACTCTCGTATCTCCCCGGCGCTATCCGCTCCGTGGCAGCACGGGAACTTGTCCTTGCTGCTCGTGAGTTCTTCGAACGGTCGTACGCCTGGCAGGGTCTGATCGAGGACCAGGACGCCAAGGCTGGCCGCAAGCAATATTGGCTCTCGCCATGGGATGAGTACGCCAATGTCGTCGGAGTGATCGGCGTGAGCCTCAAGGGTAACCCTATAACACCTGTTCCAGTACGCCCGGCCCGAGTCAATACGACCTCCAGTGGCACCGCCGCTGCGACCAGTGACCGTCCGAGTTTCTATTACGCTGCCCCAGCTCCTGATGCGATCGAGCTATTCCCCGATCTGCAGTCGGATGAGGATGATGCTCTGACCTTCCATGTCGCTCTGACCCCGAAAACTACAGTCGAGCATCTGCCGCGTGTCGCAGAGATTAAATACTATGATGCGATCCTGGACGGGTTCCTGGCTCGTATGTATATGCACCCAAGCAAGCCTTATACCTCGCTGCAGATGGCCCAGTTCAAACGCAAATCTTTTAACCACTGGATTGGCAAGTACATGGGTCAAGCGAAGCAAGGATATGTCGGCGCTCAGAACTGGAGCTTCCCATCTGAATGGGGAGTTCGTCGGCTCGGGCAGGCGGCCCGAGGTGGATAATGGGCGCTCAACTTTACCCCAGTGCGCTTGGATCAATACAAGATGGAGTGTTTGATTGGCTTGCACACGAGATTGTAATCGCATTGATGGCACCTGCATTTGTCCCTGATTTCTCACAGGTGTACGCAGACTCTCTCCCCGATGGTGACATCATTCGTGTCAGTGACCCGATGACAAATCGGACCTATGTGGATAATATCGCCGGGGGTGAACCGGCTCCTTTCCTGCAGTTATTTGACACGCGGGCTATCTCGCATGTGGTCATCTATCAAGACACAGGTGACATCGCGTACTCCCCACTCATTGCATACTATGATGAGGATAATATCCTTGGCGCACCGCTGGTATCTGAGGGGCTTGACCAGTTTGTGTACGGTACTTTCCCGCCTGGCGGGTACTGGCAAGTCACGACAATCCCTCTGACTGGTGAAATTAACAGCTATCTTCTGTCTGGAAACACCGCTTTGGCTGAGCTGGAGGGCGGGGATGTCATTATTCTTCCCGAACTTCTCCTGAGTGGTAGACTAACCGTCACTACACAGGCGATTTGTGCGACTCCAGATGAGCCAAACGATTGCTGCGAGCCAACGATTCGGAGTTCGATATGCGAATAGGTGCCTACACAATTAAAGGACGGATCGTTCAGCAGCCAGGTGAGAACCTGCGTCGTCTGATTGACTATGATCGATGGCTTGAGGAAGGAGAGGTTATAACTTCTGTTGCAACGTCGATCGATAATGCAACCAGTCCGCCTCTGGCAGTGACGAATATTGTCATTGATCCTGACGGCAATAGGATAGCGTACTACATCAGTGGTGGAGCCGATGGTGAGGACTACACCGTAACATTTTCTGTAACTACTAGCGTTAACCAGACGCGAGAGGACGAACTTTTAGTTGGCGTCCGGGAGGTACTTCGTGGGTGATCAAGTCTTTTCGAACAATGCCAGCTCTCTTTTAGCAGCGAGCATTGACAATATAGAAACCGTGATCCAGGTTGAAGCTGGGTTCGGTGCGCTGTTTCCGAATCCTGGTGCAAGCGAATTCTTCAAGCTCCGTCTCGTTAATGCTACTGGCGATATAGAGATATGCTCTTGCACAGAACGGACCAGTGACTTACTTACTGTCGTCCGTGCCCAAGAAGGCACTATCGGAATTGCATGGACTCTCGGAGCTACGCGGGTTGAACTGAGTAACACCGCAGTAACGATGGAGCAGTTTATTCAGCGTGACGGGGATACCATGGAGGGTAACCTCGCCATGGGCGGTAACAGTATTAGCGCCGCTCGGATTGGCGGCTCATCTATTTTCGAGACCGGACAAAGTCTCGTGCCTATGCGAGGTACTGAGGATGACGCTTCGAATGAAATTTCTGTACCCACTGATGGCTCAAGAGCCACCGCTGGCGGGTCACCAATCCTGACTCAGTCCGACGGTATTATGCAGCTGATGCCGATCGGCTCAATTATCTTATGGAACGCAGGGC